TTTTCTGCGATCCAACGTTTTGAAAAGAATCCTTCAGCTGCTGCTGAAGCAACATCAAACTTAGTTCTCCACTGCTCCAAGTCTTGTAGTTCAGCAATCTTAGAGGGGTTGTTCATTGAAAGTTTAAAAGAAATAAGATCGTTTTCCCTATATCCCAAAGTGAAAAGGTGAATGATGGCAATCTTTTCTAGCTCTGTGATAACAACTCTTTGTAATCTTTGGATTGTTCTCGCAAAACGAATGTCTTTTTGAGCTAGAGTTGCCTTGTCTTCATCTGCGCCTTCGCCACGGAAAAGATAAGATTGTGGTATCTTAAGTGCTGAAAATAATTTGTCTTTTAAATATTTTACATCATCAATGTCGCCTGTGTAAGTTCCCCCCGGCAAGCTCTCAACTCTTGTTGATTGACCGCCACGAGTGGGAATAAAATAATCCTCGTCAACAGACATGGGGTTGTAACGAAGGTCAACACGACCTGTATCTGCATCAACAACTTGGTTGCGCTTCATAGAGGTCATAACTTTTTGCATGTATTGCTCAACGTCATTAGGAGCCATGTTTCCAACATCAACATAGAAGACACGACGCTCTGGAGAACGGACAATGCGGTATGCCATCATCGCGTCTTCAAGCAACGTAAGTTGTCTAAATATTCTTCTGGATGGATCCAAGACTGATGTTCCGTATGGAGCATGCTTGTCGTTGCCTAAGACTCTAAAATGTGCGACCTGCCAATTTTCAAAGGTTAATCCTGCGGAGTTCCATTGATATTGGACATAATTTGGATTTGTTTTATCTTCACCCTCTAGTCTTTCCACTTCGCGAAGAGGCAAACTAATAACGTTTTCAATTCCTGTCTTTTCGTCAATATCCAAATAAAGTATATAATCGCCATACTTGCATAAAGTTCTACACCAGTTGAAAATATTGTGCTCTACGTTCAAAACATTGTGAAATAGAGAATTTAAGATAATCTTAATTTCTTCATTTTGACAATGAATATTGAGCAAAGGCTGCATATGCGAGGAAGTTGTCATTTCATCTGCGTAAATATCCAACGCAGAGGCGATGATGGGCTCGTATTCCATCTGGTCAAAATCAACGTATCTCTGAAGTCTGGATTGGTTTTGATAAACATTGGCTGCAAGATCTGAAAATGGGTTATACCCCATTCTTTTAAACTGCTTTCCAGAAGCGGAGGTAAAATTTGTTGAATATTTTTCTAAATCTCGTCTTCTGTTTTGATTTACGTTCTGTGCTCTATAGTTCACAATTGGACCAGAAAAAAGCCTAGTCAATCTTTTAAAGAGAGGAGAGGCGGGAT